ACCACAGCCAAAGTTCCGCAAGACTTACAAAATCCGGTGGTGAAAGGGTCGCTCACGTCCATCAAACGCTCTTTCGTAAACACCGAAATGCCGTGCGAAATCATACAATCGCGCTCCATTTCGCCAACACGCAGACCACCATCCCGCGAACGCCCTTCGCAAGGCTGGCGAGTTAGAGAGACAATGGGACCACGAGCCCGAGAGTGCTTCTTGTCAATCACCATGTGCTTGAGGCGCTGATAGAACGTGGGTCCCATGAAGATTTCCGCCTCCATCATCTCGCCCGTCTGTCCATTGTAAAGAATCTCATTGCCATAAGGGTGCATTCCCAGCTCAAGCAGCTGCTCCCGGATGTTCCCGACTTTTAGGTGGGAGTAGGGTGTGCCGTCGCCCAGAGTCCCCTTCTCGCAGCAGATCTTGCCGTACATGGTCTCCATAAGCTGAGCAATCGTCATGCGCGAAGGAACGGCGTGGGGGTTCATAATAAGGTCGGGGCGAATTCCGGAAGCCGTGAAGGGCATGTCCTCCTCGTTCAGTAAGATACCGCAAGTACCCTTTTGACCGTGACGCGACGAGAACTTGTCCCCGATTTCAGGCACGCGCTCTGAAACGGCGCGCACCTTGATGAACGGATACCCATCCGAGTTCTTGTCCTGCCACACCTTATCTACACGGCACTCCTCCGAGTTCTTGTGCGTCACCGACGAGTCGCGATAACAATATCCGTTCGGGTCCGCCTTGATAGAAGTAACCTTTCCGATAATGACGTCATTCTCTTTGATCACAGCGTTGGTCTGGGGAACACCGGTCTCGGTGATGGCGTGGTACGAGCTGGACTTGAACCCGCGCGTGTTCTCGCGACGGGGCTTCGTGAACTTTTCCTCCTTGCCCGAAGCGATGTTGCGGTGCTCCTCGTCTTTGTAAATGGTGTAGTAGAGGGTGCGAAAGAGCCCGCGGTTCACGGCGCTCTTATTGAGAATCACCGAGTCCTCCTGGTTGTAGCCGCCATACATGCCGATGGCTACCATGATGTTGTCGCCCGACGGCATTTCGTGGCTTTTCAGAACGCTCATCATCCGCGTTTCTACAAAAGGGCGCATGGGACTACAGAGCACGTAGCCGTTCTTGTCCAGGCGCTTGGCGTAGTTCCGGGCGAAGATACCCATGGCTTGCTTGCCCATCGCTGACTGGTAAGTATTGCGGGGCGACTGGTTATGGTCCGAGAAGGGAATGCTGGAAGCCATGTGTCCCAGAATCATCGTGGGGTGAATCTCGCAGTGCGTATGAACCTTGGAAACGTCAGAGGGCGTCATTGCGACGCGAATCGTGTCCGTCTCGCACGGATCCACGTACTCAATACAGCTCTTGACCCACTCAGTCCACTCGGAGCCGGGAGCCGGAGCCTTGAGAATAGCCCCATCCTCCACCCGAAACAGCGGGCGCACGAACCTGCCCCCATCCGTCTCCACTCCCAAAGTGTTTCGGATGATGTCCCAAGTGATGCTGGTATGAGGATGAAGCACAAAGCTCCGCTTGGCGTTCTTGAGGCTCTGCGAAACTTCGAGGGGATTTTGAGTGAAGCCCACGATTACGCCGTTCAAAATCACCATCGTGCCGCTGAGTAGCTCCAAGTCGGAAATCCACGTAATCGGAAGCTTCTTCATGTAGTCAAAAGCCACCGAAGAAGGCGTGTGCTGGCTGATTGCAGAAAGCATACAAATCGCCTTGACGATGCCTACCGAATGACCCTCGGGCGTCTCTACCGGACACACGTAGCCCCACGAGCTACCATGAAGCTTGCGCGGAGCCAGTAGCTTACCAGACTTTTCCACTGGCGTCTGGATGCGCCGGAGGTGGCTGACTGTAGCAGAATATGACAGGCGGTTCAGGACTTGCGAGACGCCCATCTTTGTGGCATTGGAAGCGACCGGCGAAGTTCCCAGACCCTGAACCGTAAAGTTTCCGGTAGCCAGCGCCTGCTTCAGCTTGCCCTCAATGGTAGAAACTTTCAGGATTTTATACAAATTGTTGACGTTCAGCACTTCCAGGGGGCGAGGTGCGTCGCCCTTCTTCCAGGTATCGTTATTGACTTCGTGCACGAACTTGCTGCGAATATCTTTACATACTTTCTGAAACAGCTGGCGGAACAAGTGGGTCAGCAGAGCACCAGCCGTCACAATGCGTTTGTTGGGATACGCATCGCGATCATCAATTTTTAGCCTACCCTTCTCGGTCTGGATAAGGCGGCGCACGACCCAGGCGGTCAAATACATCTTGCGGGCCTCCAACGTTTTGGTGTCCGAAGTGTCTCCGCCAAACTTGACGTGGGGCAGGTACTCGGTTTCCAGCAGACTGCGCACATAACCCTTCTTGTCCTCGGACGCCGTGCCGTACTGGAGATGGTGGCTCAAGTACTCGATCGCATCCTCGCGAGTGTACACCTTGATATCCGAGCACTCCTTGAACGAAGCCGCGAGCATATCAACAAGGTTATCATCTGCGTCCCGCCCCCAGATGAGATTGACAATGTCCTGGTCGCACTCCATTCCGAACGCGCGAAACATTACGACAAGCGGGATGTCCTCCCGAAAGCGAGGCACGCACATGGTCAGTGGGTATCCGAAGCCATTGAACTTGGAGCCCATGCGGACTTCCAGCTTCTTGGGGGGTGTGGTAAACGACTCGTGGAGCGACTTCATCTCGCCAGAGTAAGTGAACTTGGCAGATGTCTTCTTGTTATAGAAGATCATGATGCGGTTGTCAGCCACTTTCTCCTGGCACAGAATTGTGCGCTCACTGCCGTGGATAATGAAGTAGCCGAATGGGTCGTAAGGACACTCGCCAATCTCCTCCTTGGTTAGAGGATAGTCCTTCATGTTACAGAGCGAAGAGCCAAGCATAACGGGAATCTTGCCCAGCGACACGCCCTCGAACACCTTGGTGTTCTCCTCGAACTCCGCGTAAGAAGGAGCCTTGTAAGAGCGAACCAGGAAGCGAACGTCGCTGAACATCTGGGCTGCGTAAGTAAAGTTGCGAGCCCGAGCCTCCTGTGGAAACATGGGCTTGATGCGACCTGTAGCCTCCTGGATGCGAGGCTTCATATACGTGATGTTCTCAAACGAGAGGCGGAACTCATACTTGTATTTCTTGGTCTTCTCGTCTTGCTCGTGCCACACTACGATGGGTGCGGTAGATGACACGATGAGCGGAATCTTGTTGCGAATGAAATCTTCGAAGGACTCAAAGTGATGGTCCACCAGCTTGGAAACGCCCCGACTCTGAAAGTAAGTTGTGATGGATTCCCAGTCCATTGGTATTAGTTTAAGGAGCTTTCGCCGTAAATCTATTCTTGATTCGTTTTTAATAGAGCACATGGCGGACAAACCAATCACCATCACAAAGCTGGGGTCCGAGCCCCCTGCTGTAAAGCCGGCTGTGGCGGGTAAGCGAAAGGTCACCCAGCGGACATTTCCCAGAGGAATCTTGAAGGCGGTATCCGATCCCGCAAAAGCTCCTCCCATGAAGAAGGGCACTCATAAGCACACCATTCGCCTTATCACCGAAAAGGGATTCAAGCAAAGACGGAAAACATTGAAGCGCGCGATAAAGAAGATGACGCCCGAAAAGATTAAAAAAATGGTTCAAGAAGCCGGACTCTTGAAAAATCCAGATGCACCTCTTCCTTTGATGAAAGACATGTTGATTGGCGGAGTTATGGCGGGATTAGTTTCTTTGTAAAGTCTAACTGGAATGACTAAGATTTGGGGACCATTAGGGTGGATGACATTACACTCTATTTCTGTAAACTACCCTCAAAATCCTTCGGCGGAAGACAGAGCCATCGTAGACATTTTCATAACAAAGTTCGGAGAGTGTATAACTTGTAATACCTGTAAGGACCACTTTAAGAGAATGTTTGCTTCTTACAAGCAGAAGTATCCTCAGTGGAACTCTAGTCGTTATGAACTTTTTTTGTTTGTTTGTAGGGCTCACAACACGGTGAACAAGCGTATTGACAAGCCGATAATAAATACAGTATTAGAATGTCTGCAAACAATAAAGAATAATAGCAAGAACACAAGTTTAAGAGAATTTAGAGAGAAGTATATATCGTATCTCTTTCGAAACTGGGCACAGTATCGTGATTTTGAAGGTGCGCTTAACTCTTCTGCGGCGCGCGAACTTCAAAAAATTAATGATTCTTACTGGAACTTATTAGAAACTGATATTTCAGACTTGGAACTAGAAGAAGGAAACGTTACCGAGTTTATAACAGACAATACAATTGTAGAATCCATCGGATCAGGATTTCCTAGTATGGTAAGAGGAAAGTTTGTTTCAGTAGGTTTTAAATTCAAAGGGGGCAGACTGTCGTTAGTTGGTCAGTAGGGTGCCACGGCAAAGAAATGCGTGGCTTCATTTCCCAGTCGTACTTCTTCATCCAGGGATTGCGGGTTTCAACATGAACTTCGTCCAAGAACTTTACTAGGCGCTTTGCTTTACGTAGCGAAGCTTTGGGCAGAATGAACTGTAGCTGGTTAGTAACCGTAAAGTTTAGAGGCTTGAGCTCTTCTGCCTTTGGGACCTCGTATTTTACGATGTCGGAAATCAGAGGGGCGTCAGAATAAGGATACACCCAATCCCAATTCAGCGGCTCGCTTTTATCAAAATAAAACAAAGTCCACTCAAACGTCTTCCAGTATGCTTCTACAACCGGAGCCATATTGGAAACTCCATCCAGAACATGAAGCCCGTATTTTTTTACGAACATTGAGCTGTCTTTGCCCATCAGAGCCCTTTCTTCTGGGCGCTTTCGCAACCCAATACGCTCTTTAAGAAACCCCATTTCCTTAGTGGCGCAGTAAACAAGAAACTGGGCGCGTCCTGCCTGGGTAAGCAAGTTTGGGCTACCACATTCCTGAAATAACTGAAGTGCTCTGCTATACCCATCCTCCCGCAGAGAAAACATAGCCAGATTCGGCATGAAATCGTTGCCGAAGCAGAGAATAGACAGAGCAATGTACTGGTCCAAAGGCATAGGAAGCTGGGTCAACAGAATTTTAGTGTTCAACGTCGCAAACTCTGCCTGCTTTAACTTGGGGTCATTGAACTCCGCACTCTCGCGCATCAAAGTCATTTTTGGAGAAAGACCAGAGTGTTTGAGGCAAATTAGGATGAGGTCGGCATCTAATCCATAAATACACACATTCTTTCTTGCTGCTTGAGGAATCTTCTTGATTTCTGTTATGAGCTTGTGTTCGCCTTCGCCTGGCACGGAAGTTCCGCTTAAAACAGCGTAGGGAAAGCGAGCCTTAATAGCTTGTTCTAGCTCGCGCATATAAGGGGTGTCGGGCGAAATTTGGTTTCGGTCAAAAACTGCCTCCTCCTTTGCTCGCATCCGCCGATAGCGTTGCTGGACAATCTTTGCGTAAGGAACCAATCCATCCAACGCAATGATAACTTGCTTGGCTTTACAGAAGTTTTTCAAGATGTACTCAAGAGCCTCAATGACGGAAAGAATCGGCTCCTCGTCCTTGAGGTATCGGTGAATCAGGCAGTTAAAGTCAATTCCAAAAACATCTACTTCGTGCGGCTGGTTTTTTTTGATTGTTTGCACGATTCCGGCATGGGCTCTTATTAGGCTCGCGAAGTAAAAAGGGATACCCATATCTAATGTGTTAGGTGAGTAATGTGAAAACTCTAGGCTACTAATAAATGCTCTGGTGGGTAGTTGCCCTCTTCGTTGCCGCGGCTGTGTTCTATGCTTATTCGGTTTCAACCTCCATGAGAATCACGGGGCACAACAATTGTTCTTCATGTCCCAAGGCACACGCAAAAGAAAAGGGGTTCTAAAAATAAATGGGAACTATTCGTCGTCGCGGATACACCGCGCATCGCAGAGGAAAAACGATTAAGGTAAAGTCTTCGTTAATTCCAGACCTGGGTGCCATCGGTCGTTGGGTCTCGCTCCACGGACCTGGCATCGGTCCCATGAAGAAGGGCGAGCTGACGCGCTACGGATACAAATCCAGCGCACCCAGAACCACGCGCCGTAATGCCCTGCGTAAAGCCGTGCAGTCTTACGGAGCCACGTCGACCTTCCGCAAGGTGAACGCCCTGGAAACGCTCTCCAAGCGGACTGCTCCCAGCCGCAGTAAGACCTATCGCGCCGATCGTAATTGGGTGAGAAAAACCTTTATGTAATATAATAGATGGACCTTGTTTCCAGTTTAATAGCCGCCCTCCTGTTTGCTGCGTTTGTTCCCGGCGTTCTTGTGACGATTCCCAAGGGTGGAAGCCGCACGACCGTTCTGCTTGTTCACGCTGCCCTTTTTGCCGTGGTAACGCACTATGTGATGTGGTTTTACTGGACGGTAATTCGTGAGCGCTTCGGCAACTACGGAAACTGGGGTCCCTCAGGCTGCCCTCCGTGCTTCCTCCAGAATAAAGATGGCGTATGTAAGCCGGACCCGAAATGCTCTGGTCCCAATTCTGAAGTCCCGTATTAATAATAAATGTGGAGCTCCATCCTCTCAAAGTTTCTGTTATTCCTCGCGCTTGTTCCCGGGGTGTATCTGAACCTTATGCCCGACGCGTCTTTAGCAGAACGCGCCTTAGTTCACGGAATCTTATTTGCCGCGCTAAATAGTTTAGTCTACTTCTACGTTTTGCCAATGTTCGAGGGGTTTGAAAACCCCGACTCAAAAATTGTGCCTCCCTGCCCCGGAACCGACGGAATGTACATTCACGTCGCATCTGGAGATTGCCGCCAAAAGACCGATAAGCACGACTTTTACTCGAAGGTCTGATCAAGCGGAATCAGCGAGGGCATCTCGGGGTCATCAAATGCGCCCGGACTGACTCGCATCACCACTTGCCACAGGTATGGGTGCTCTTCCTGCTTGGAGTAGTCGATCTTGTGCCGAACGTAGACGCCCAGCTTGTCGTTGCCCTTCGTGATGAAGTCGCAGCAGAACTTAGTGAACGCCGCCGACCGCACGTGCGTGTGAACGAGCGTATCGGTTCCCGGAATGAACTCGCTATTGAAGTGATTGTTCTGGGGATCATAACTAAACTCAAACAGCACCACCTTGAAGTCTTTGTAGCCCATGTATCCGCGGCTAACACGCTTGCTCACATTCTGGTAGTTAATTTGGTGCATCACCCATGCGTTACAAAACCCCTCATCAACCATCTTGTTATCCCACGAAGTTGCGGCGTTAAAGAGGTAGTCCATTCTATTGTGTGATGTCTGAGTGATCGGAGGATGAATAATCCGTTTTGGACGAATTCTTTCTCTGTTATAAATTATAAAATGTTCGCGATGTCTTTATATGCAGCTGTGCTGTTCTATGTGCTTGAGCCCGGCGTGCTCGTGACGCTTCCTCCGGGTGGTTCTCGTATGATGGTGAACCTCACCCACGCGGTTGTGTTCGGCGTGGTGTGGATGCTGACGCACAAGGCGGTCATGCGCGCACTCTACTAGACGCTCTGAATAAACTCCCACCTTAAATAGTCGCAAATCTTCTTCCAAATGAAATCATGTGCTATCAACCTATCACGCGATTTCAGCAAGGGAAAATACACTTTGTACTCATCAAGCTCCAAAAGCTCAAAAAACTTGAAAAGAATGTAGGAATACGAAAGAAAGTTGGTGCGGTCATCTGGGCAGTAAAGCAAGAATGGTGCCTGGATTTCCTGAAACATGGTGCGAATCTTTTCTTCAATTTCGGGAGTAATCGTAGGCGGAGGATTTCCGTTAAGGCGTGAAAGAATGTGCGTGGCGTGCTCGTAGTATTTTGAGCGGTTCAACTTCTTCAAAATTTCGCGCATGTCTTTTTCTGTTAGTTCGGCTACGTTCTTAATTCGTCTTTTCTTTATTTCAAGCACGACTTCGTTCATGACTTCGTCGGGGATAATTGTTGATTCCTTTGCTTGAAACTGGTTCAAGATTTCGTTTAGGTGATTGATTTTTTTGTATGCATAATTGTTGCGTTCTTTGGGCGGATCCCTGAAACTTGGAAAGTCTGAAACTACGAGCATGTATTCTTCGGAGCCGCACTTGGGACATACCAGAATACCTTCTTCAGAAAGTTCTTCGCGAGCCACATTACACTTTTCGCAGTGCTCGGTAACAATTTGCTTTTGTTCTCCAGAGTCCCCCGTATTCAACTTCATTCGGCTTGTATATTCTTCGTATAGCTGTCGCTTTGACTTTCCGCTATCAAGAGCCACATTGTTGGCTACCAGAAACTTGACAAATGTGTTCATGTCGGCGGGAGTTGTGGATACGGATTGAACTTTGTCAGCTGAATCATAGTACTTCAGCATTATGTCGGCGTTTTTCAAATAATAGTCTTTCAAAGGATTTTCCTGAACTAACTTTTTCTGGATAGAATTCAATTCTTCTTTGAGTTTATTAGTTTTGATTATTTCAGAAAGATCGGTTTGAAGACCAGCCGTTTCAAGCTCTTGTTCAATTTCAGTGGCTCGTTCCTTTAATGAATCGGCGCTGGTAGCAACATCTCGCATATCGGAAATCATAGACTGATGAATGGAATCTAAAGTTCCCGAAATGGATTGCTTTGTTTTGGAAGGTCCCTCCCGCGACTTTTTGATTCTGAACATGTTGTCCATTTTATAAACTTTCATTTGCTGGCTGAAAGCACTAGCAGCAAAAGAAGTCCAATCGCAATTACTACATGGGGAGCCGACTTAGAGGATGTGAAATTAGTAAAGCTTTCCGTAGTTGAAGCTTGGGGGCAAAGTGAGCTGTCTACTCGCTGACACAAAGAACTGCTAAAATCCGGACTTAGAGAAGGAGTCAAAAACTGGTATTCCGAACCGCTGGTCACTGCACACTTGTAGCACTCGCAGGAAGGAAGACCATCAGAAGACAAAGCGCGAAACAGATAAGTGGGATTCAGGCTCGCAATGTCGCCTAAAGCCCCGGGAATCAAGCCAGTCAAGCCCCCACCAATATTCTTGACTCCTTCTGGCAGAAGTTTGGAAGCCGAGGCGATATTGTTGACATAATTGAATCTATTCTGCTTAGAACCATCGGGAGCAGTACACTGAGCAGCCGTATCAATGAAAAACCGATTACCTAACGTCGGGTTTCCAGATACTAAGGTACGGACATACGTTATGCCAGCATTTGCGTTAGTCACAATTTGTCCAAAAGTTCCGCGACTTCCTACGCCCAACGAAGAAGGTTGGGGAACGTGGTCTCCATAACTATATTCGGGACCCATCAAGGCTGTTTGGACATCCTGCCCTCCATTGATGCCGTTCCAAACTTCTCCCATTATCATTTCTCTTGAAGTTTTTTAACAAACTGAAAGCAATTGTACTTGAAGGTGGGATTCGTCAGAGCACAAGGTCTCTGCTTCAGAATTGTCTTCACCATATCATCATATGAATACCCGAACTTTTTGCACCCGTAAAGCAGAGACAGAAAGCCGCTCCGATTAATTCCACATTGGCAGTGAACATAAATCATTTTGGAATCAGTGTCCTGAATGAACTTATTTAAAACTTCTTCGAACTCAGCAAACTTGTCCGTAATGTCTACTTCCAAAGAGTCAACAGCCTTCAAGCAATAATATCTTTCCGGATTGGACTGGCGAAACCATTCGGGGCTGTCTTCGTCAAATGCACAATTTATCACGTGCGTGATATTGTTGTTCAAGGCGAATCTTGGAGTCAGCTGTTCCCCCGACGCAAACATGATGTTGGTGTGAATTCTGGCGGGAGGATCGGTTCTCCAGCCCGTCGATCGCCGCCGGTGAAGGTGAAACATCCACTCTTCCATTGAAGTTTAATGTGTTATTAAAAACGAATACGTTTTCCATAAACAACAAAATAGTAGATAAAATGGAGTATAAGGACTTCCACAACACCCACCTTCACTACGCCACGATTTCTAGGAGGGGTAAGATTTTAGCCACTTCGCGAAATAGGGTTGGGAGCAGGTCGCGTGGGTGCGGATGGTCCGACCAGACGATACATGCAGAACGTGCAGTTGTGAAGAGTTTTGGAGACCTTTCACAACTTCATGGTTGTGTCTTGGAGGTTGTACGGGTGAATAAGCACGGCGAATACTTGAACTCAAAACCTTGTTGCGAGTGCACCAAGTTTCTTGAGAAGTGTATGAAGCAATACGGGCTTTTGAAAGTGCTATATTCGGTCAGCCTAAATTAAGAGATTAAATAGGCTTCCGATAACAAAGGCTACCAAAACCGCAACTCCAGCAAGAATACCGACGCCCGTATAAGAAGGCACGCCGCCCGAAGTATATGTGTTGGGGATATACTGGAGAATGAGCGAGCGTGGCGTGGAAAGAGAGATGAGCGCGGCTGCGACAAAGAAACCGAAATAGGTCGCCGCATTTTTCACTGCCTGCTTGGCGGTGCTGAACATGTGGACGTTGTTCTGGAGCACCGATGCGGGCTTGTTCATCGGGGCGATGAAAGGGTCTCCGCCGCCCGTGACCATCGGCGCAAAGGTCGTCGACTGGGGCAGCGAGGGATTCTGGACAGGACTTCCGGCTCCTAAAAGCTCGTTTAAGTCAGTCGCGCCGTCCATATTGTTTATTTAGAGCGGAGTATTTCACACTCAGTATCTTCCGCAACATAGCGATAGCACCGCCCGTCCACTTTGACTATCTGGTTTTGAACTTCTTCCACTGACATCGGCAGGGTAGGCTTGGTAACAAACGGCTTGTGGAAAAGCAGAATGGAAGCCCCTAAACCAATAATAAACGAAAAGAACCACTTGCTTTTTTCGTTTCTAAGCATCTGCTCTATCATTTGTGTTGAGACGCGATGAAATTAAGAGATGATGCGGCGGGGCTACAGGGAACTTCTATGCTCGTAAACTTGACGCAGCCCGTTCCCGTATACATAGGTTGATGATCGTTGGGAGTAGGTAGGTGAAAGTCTTTGCGCGCAGGAGGCTCAAACACCGCGACAACCAACATTCCTAGCAGAAATCCTATGAAAAGCCAGGCGGGGATCAACATTATTATCTTTACGCAGACTTTGGATTTCCAGCCTGTAGGTTACAGCACTGGGTTGACACGTAGTTAATAACTGAAAAGTCCCGACTACAATTAGAAACAGCAATCAGAGGGTTGTAAACCGCCTGTCTAGTCGCCGACTGGACTTTCAGGGGCTGCGTTTGTGCCAGGATTCTTGTGCGGTTCGTCCAGCTCGCTGAAGAGCTCATGCGGGTATCTTTATCTTGGGGCGCGCAACTATTTTGGGAATGTAGTCTTGGGGTGGAGGGCTGTTTTTAATCTGATCAAAAAGCGGTCGCGCCTGTTCTACTGGCAAATCCTTGTACAACATCTCCAGCTTCAGTTTGAGGAGCCTGTCCATAATCTACCGTAGGAACATTTCTCACCGCATTGTTCCATAGCCTCGGCTCAAACTCTATCTTTTTTAAGTCTTCAGGTGGAGCAGTTCCGTGGCTGGAATACAGAAAGTAACCAAAAGAGCCCACTACTATCACCAGAAGACTGATGTTGAACCACCACGAGAAAATAGAATCTTTCACAGACTTCACCCACAGCAAATTGTTTTCTATTTGCGACACGTTATCTTTGACTAAATGAAACATCTCTGTTCAAACACAAGAAGATACAATGTCATATTTATCCCTGGTGTATGGCGGAGGGATTGTTCTTTCCAGCGCTGCGGCTTTGGGAGCCACATACTTGGGAAACATGGTGAATCCTGTAGAGGCAGAGATATCTCCTATAAGTCCGGAAAGCAAGATAATTGCCGCCTTCGGAGGCGGAGAACGGGGAAAGTTGGCATTAGAAATACTTAAATACACACCTTCTAAAGACAAGAAGTACTATGCAAATGAGCTTTTGGCAAAGATGGAAGAGGCTGGTTTGGACGTCAATGAGCTGGCTGAGTGCTCGGAAGAAACACGTATCGTCTGCGGACTATTGGTAAAAAAGCTTACAGATATTATCAACCAGACCGCAAATCCTTCAAAATTTATTGGACTGGGTGATCAAACGCAGGAGGCGATTGAGATACTACAGAGCAGTCAATCTGCTGAAAGTTGAGTTTTTCTACAAGTTCTAAGATGTAAGGATTTTTTATGGAATGGACGCAAATCGATACGCCTTTTGTTCGCGACGCGAGTAAAAGCCGTATACACTCGTAATGTTCTTGAGTGTTTAAAGTTCCCAGGCAAATCGTGAGCGAGTTCTGCTTATACAGAAGCTGCTCGCGAATTAAGTCCATTTACTTAACCATCTAGAATGCGTTTAAGTTCTGGGTATATGGGTTCTGCTTGAACGCCTTCAGAATATCACCCTCCATGCGCTGAACTTCGATGTCCTGCTGAAGCGGCTCGTTGAACCGGTAAGAGCCTAGATCTTCCGCAGTCGCGTTGATCGACACGAGTCCCTGGTTCACGCGGGCAGCAGCCGATAGAACAGACTCGTCCTTCTTGGTATTCGCGGAATAGGAGTCTGCTCCGATGGCGAATCCGGAGCCAGAGGAACCAGCGGGACCCGGGCGTCCTTCGGCAGTTAACTTCATGAACTCCTGGAAGGGCTCTGTGAAGGCGCGAATGTAAGACTTCATTACACCGTCCATGCCACCGCCAGGACCAAAATACTGAACTTCGGTCGTGTCGCGAGCCTGCGGTTTCACGGGTTGCTCAGCATATAGCTTGGGCGCGGTTTGGGCTCCCACAGCCGTGTTCACACGATCCATTCCGTAAATACCAAAGCGGTCCGGCTTGTTCTTCTTGACGTCAGCCTGGATACCGGGCACCGTGACATAGGACGCACCCTTGATCATCGGGGGCTCGTAAGAAAGTTTGGGCTTGGAAACCACTCGAATCTCGTCCGTGGTAGGAGGTAGCGCATACTCGCGCATCTGGTCCTGTTGGTAGCCGCCCTTGGGAATATTGGTGAATCCATCATTGCTTCCCGCTCCTACGCGAACCTGGTCAATGGGAAACACGTTCTTCATGTTCTGACCCGAAACCATCCGCGACTGCATAAAATCAGACTCGTTAGAGTTTCCAAAAGGCTTGCCGGAGCCAGGCTTCGCGTCGTAAAATGAGCGCACCTCTTTCTTCTGGAAGTATTCATGTCCTGCGCCGGTGTGGTTATCCAGAATCTCGTTGGTGGCTCCCGAATACATGGTTTGAGTTTGGTTCGCTCCGAAATAAGGGACTTCGTTTCCATGTCCGTTGGAAGCCTGCGAGTGAACCACGTCATCATGGAAAATCTGCCTGGGCTGATCCTCATGCTTGTTTTCAAAAGGCTCCATAGTCTCGGGCTCGCGAGGCTGAGACTGGTCGTTAGCCAGCAGATAACCGACGGTCCCTAACCCAAGCAGAAGGGCGAGTTCAATCATCTTTGTAATCTTCTACTTATTTTTTCCCCGTATTCTACCTGATTCGGCTTCTAGAGGAAAGATGGCATGGCTTTGCGGCTTGTGAAACAGCCATTTCATGTTGCGATGCGTCTGGTCGGTTTCTGCTGGCTGCTTGGGCCAGGTTGCTGGTGCAAACGGAACTTCGCTCACACCGGGAACATAAACTTTGGGTTTCAAAAGAGGCGTCTCAAAGGTGTAGCGGTTCATTTATTCCATAGCGACCAATTATTCCGATTGAAAGGAAACACAACAATCTTATTCAGCATCGCGCGGAACTTGTCCACCATCTTTTGAAAGCCGAGTTCGTCCGTTCCGGGCAAAGGACGCGGCAACTCAATATTCATGTTTTCGGGCTTGATTCCATAACAGTTCACGCCAAATTTGGTTTCTAAGTCAAAATATCCTCCATTGACTCCTGGTCTTCCGCACGCGGTCTTATTGGGAATGGAAGCTTCCATTTGGAGCTTTTGCCAAGTGGCTTCTTGGGTAGGAAACAGCGCCATTCCGCCCTGAGACCATCCATATCCGCACCACTCAGCTCCCGAAAGAAAGGCTTGATAGACTTGGTCGTAGCTCGCAAGCTCCGACTCGTAGGCAGCACAGACCGCAGGGGCTTCGTTGTAAATGTAGTCGTTTCCGCTGACGTAGAATACTTCTTTCTTCTGAACAGGCATTCCGACCGATAACTTGCTAGAAGGGGCTGGCGCAGTTTCAAAGAACCCAATTTTGAGAGCGCCTTCGGGGGTTACAGAAACTTTTATGACTCCCATGCGGCTAAGAACCACGTACAGAATACCCGCAAGAGCTAGAACTACAATGACGGACATGAAGCTCGAAGAAGAGACGTAGACCAAAAAGGCAAGAAATAAGAGTCCCAGAATAGAGACTAGTATTGTCGTTGAGAGAGGCAACATCTCTTCGTTAATTTTCTAGGCGATAATAAATCATAACTCGCATTCTAGTGGAAACCGGAAATTGTTTTGGACCATGTTCTTGGACTGTTCGGTCGTCGAGAGTATACCACGAGGAACCCGGAGGCATGTTCCGCCCGTAAGCCCACCAGTGTGCTCCGTTATACGACGCGACGCTCATCAGAGCATATCCACGCTTGTTGATTGTGAGGATGCTCGGATAGTCAATAGAACCCGGAACCGAAATCTTGTGAAAGACCATCACCTTAGGAAACTTCCCAATCAGTTGCTGCTTAGAGCAACCTTTTTCTAAACATTTTTCACACTTCCAATCCTCAATTTTTGTGGGCTGAACCGTGTCGGCAATACACTGAACTAAGGATTTGTTGTTTTCCATACAATCCAGTGAGTATTCTACGACGCTGTCTTCTTTCAGTTCAATGTAGTCGCACGAATTACACTTGATGGAGTGTGCGACTTTGAACCGACACAGCTCGTCCAAAAAGGGCAGCTTGTCGCACAAATAATTAATAAGTTCGTGGGAGTCTCCTATGCTGTCTCCTGCTGGCATGTGATGAGTTTTGACCGACTCAAAAAATTCTTTTAAGCCGATTTCGCCTTTGGAGTTCCAGATGCGGCATAGACACTCGTCGATTAAATTGTTCTTGTCGAACTCTTTGTTGGTGTAGCGCTCCTGAACCTCGGGAATGCGAAACAGACATTGAAGACAAGCGTTAACCCAACAACTTCCCTTGAAATTTTGGAGACCGAACATCTCCTTATTTCTGGAACTTAGAGAAATCTGTTAAAAAGGGTTGAGGAGGTCCGTCTACGCGAAATGAAGTTTGTAGGTCGGGATTGAAGTAATACGGCTCCGATTCAGATTGATATTTTTTGGAGACTCCGGGGTCGGTATAAGGTTTTTGGCTAGTTTCAAGACTGGAAGGCTCAAATTCTTTACCTTGTGCGCAATGGTAATCGGTATAAGGTTTTTCGCTGGTTTCAAGACTGGGAGGCTCAAATTTTTGACCCGGTGCGCCGTGGTAATCGGGTCCATACACGCGAGGATACAAATTGCGCATCGCTCTCTTCTTTGCTTCATCCTCATCGGACAAGGGACGAGGAGGGGGCTTCTCGGATTCCTTGAGGGCAGGACCAAAAATCTCTTGCTTTGCTGCAGGAGCTTGGGGTTTGATTTGACCGGAGTTGTCAACGCCGAATGTCTTCAAAGTATCTATGAGGTCTTTGTTGGTCATGTGTTCCTGCGATGACCAAAGAATAACGGCTATAAACAGAACAATCAGAAGCCAGCATAGCATCATTCTTCTCTTTGTTAGAAGCAAAGAAATGGCGCGGAAAACCCACAAGAGAAAGGGACGCAAGCACCGCCGTCGCACCTTGCGAAGAGTGAAGCGCCGCGGTGGAGGATTTAAGGGCGATTCGCAGGATATCATCATTCCGTCTGATGCTCACCAGGCGCCCACAAATTCCGACAATATTATGGGAGGAATTGCTAAGCTATAAATAAACGGCGGAGGATGGCCACAATTAGGTACTCTCCAGGAGGAAATGTATGTAATCTTGGAGTGATACCAAAAAATCCGGGACCCACAGGACCGCGAGGACCGGAGGGACCGCAAGGACCTAGAGGAACGGATGGTAGTGCGACCAATACCGGAGCTACTGGAACGCAAGGATCGCAAGGCTTCCAGGGAACTCAAGGAACTCAAGGTTTCCAAGGTTTCCAAGGAACCCAAGGAGATCGGGGACCGCAAGGCTTCCAGGGAACTCAAGGAACTCAAGGTTTCCAAGGTTTCCAAGGTTTCCAAGGACTAACCGGATTCACGGGACCGCAGGGAAGGCAAGGTTCCCAGGGAGACCAGGGACCCCAAGGTTTCCAGGGAACTCAGGGACCGCAAGGTTTGCAAGGACCGCAAGGCTTCCAGGGAACTCAGGGACCGCAAGGTTTCCAGGGAGATCAGGGACCGCAAGGTTTGCAAGGACCGCAAGGCTTCCAGGGAGACCAAGGACCGCAAGGTTTCCAGGGAGATCAGGGACCCATTGGAATCACGGGACCAACCGGATTCACGGGACCCACTGGGTTCACAGGCCCGCAGGGAAACCAAGGCTTCGAGGGAGACCAGGGAATAGGTTACTATGGATTTACAACTTCCGGTACAATTTCTGGGCTTGGTTCAACTACCTTATCGGTTAATTTATCAGATACGCAAACTGCATTCATTAATGGAAACTATGTAAGAGTGGTTTCTAATACAGATCCTACAGACTACGTAGAAGGTACTATCAGTAGTTTCACAGGAACCACCTTAAACCTAACCGCAACAATTCAGAGCAGTCCGTTTACTGAGTTTTCCAGTGGAGGAATTAGTATTGCAGGACTTCCTGGGTTGAGTGGACCGCAAGGCTTCCAGGGATCGCAGGGACCGCAAGGTTTCCAGGGATCGCAGGGACCGCAAGGCTTCCAGGGAACTCAGGGACCGCAAGGTTTCCAGGGAGATCAGGGAACTCAGGGACCGCAAGGTTTCCAGGGAGATCAGGGACCACAAGGCTTCCAGGGAGACCAAGGTTTCCAGGGAACTCAGGGACCGCAAGGTTTCCAGGGAGATCAGGGACCCATTGGAATCACGGGACCAACCGGATTCACGGGACCCACTGGGTTCACAGGTCCGCAGGGAAACCAAGGCTTCGAGGGATACCAGGGAATAGGTTACTATGGATTTACAACTTCCGGTACAATTTCTGGGCTTGGTTCAACTACCTTATCGGTTAATTTATCAGATACGCAAACTGCATTCATTAATGGAAACTATGTAAGAGTGGT